ATCCGCGGCAACTCGGCGTAGTCAGAGCGCAGGGCGCGAAGCTCCTCGAGCATGGCCCCGCCACCGGGCACCCCGCCGCGCTGCAGCGGGACAATCGCCTCCCACCCATGCAGCACCGCGAGCGTGCCGCTGCCAAAGTCGCCAATGCCGCCGCTCTGAAATTCCGGCGGGATGTTCTTGCCCGGCGGCAACGTCTCCGGCGGCACCCAGTCCGGGGGCAACTCTCCCGGCGGCTGACCCTCCGTCGTGTACTTCGTGTGCACGTTCACGGGGATGTCGACCGGGCCGACGCCTGTCAGCGCCGCGACGAGCCGGTTGATTGCGTCGATCGCTCGACCGAGACCCTCGCTCAGAGTTTCGGTGAAGCTGATACCAGCATCCTCTACCGACTCGAAGGCGCGGCCGTTATCGTCCAGAAGCTGGCCGGTGGCGATCAGCTCCTCCACGATCGGCTTGAGGGCCATCGGGATTGCCTGGCCGGCCTCGATCGAGGTCTTGACGAACTTCACGACATCAGGTCCCATCTTCTCGATCACGGTGCGCGCCGGGATGAGTCCACCCTTCGTCAGAAGCTCCCAGTCCTTGAGGAGTTGCGCGGCTTGCTTGTCCAACTCCTGCCGCTGCATCGCGGGCCCGAGTTCCTCGACCGAGAACCCGTATCGCTTGACGGCGTCGTTGAGTGCCTCCTGCGCAGCCTCCTGCTCGCCGAGGAGGCCCATCACCTCACTGACCGCGGCGTTGAACTCCTCGACCGTCCGGGCGTCGAAGATCCGTTTGACGAGATCCTGGTCCGTCAGGCCGACGAGCTTCTGCTGCAGCGCGACGAAGCCGCCCTGCGCCTCGAAGAAGGCATCGCGGAGGCGGTTGACCTCCATGATCGTCTGGTTCCCGCCGATACCCAGCGCCTTGCCGAGCGCGCTCAGGCCCTTGCTGACGAGTCCACCAAGGGCGGAACCGAGAAGTGATCCGAGGCCTGGGATGATCGAGCCAAGCGCGCCGCCGAGAGTATCGCCAAGGGCAGCCGTCAGCTTCTTCGTGAGCGGTTCGGCGATGCTCTCCCCGATCGAGCCCCCCAGGTGCGCGCCGATGGACTTCCCGACATCGCCGCCGCCCTGGATCGCGCCGAGGATGACTTGCGGGAGATCCTTCAGCCCGGAGACGAGGCCCGCCTTGAGCGAAGCTCCGAGCCCAGCAGCCGGGATCGTCGTGAGCGCGACCTTGACCTGGTCGGCCGATGCCCCAGCCTGCTCGAGGTGCATCGCGATATCTTCGGTCGAGATCCCGGCGCGCGCCGCCGCCTGCGCCATCTCGCTGAAGTTTCGCTGCGCCTGAACGCCCGTCGCCGAGACCTGCTCAAGCAGGTTCGTGGCATCGGCGCCGAGGTCGAGTCCCGAGAGGTCGATCTTCGGGATCTCGATCTTGCCGCCGGCGAGCAGCGCGAGCAGCCCCTTGTCCGTGATCTTCGCGCCCTGCTCCTGCAGCGCCTGGACCTGCTTCCGCAGCGCCTCGAGATCGGCGACGCCCTCAAGGCCGAGTATCCTGAGCGCCCGCGCCAGCTCGTCGGCCTTCTTCTGTGCCTCGGCTCCAGAGAGCGAAGCCAGGAGGGACTTGAACGCCTCGGCCGACTTCTTCGCGGCAGCCGCGTGCTCCGTCTCGGCCTTGACGTCCTCCTTCGTGAAGCCGAGCTTCTTCTCGAGCGCAGGATTGAGCTGCCCCTTGTAGAAGTCCGCGATCTCCTTGTCGGTCTTGCCAGCCTCGCGAAGCGCGGCCACCTGCTTGGTGATCGCGTCCTCGTGCTTCTTCGTGTTCTCGACACGGAACTCGGCGAGGCCGCGTGTCGCCATCGCCTGCTGGTCCAGTTCGGCTTGCGATTGCGTAAGCCGGAAGATCGTGTGGATGAGCGCGTCGGCAGCATCGCGGACGGTCTTGAAGGTGTTCAACCAGCTCCCGATCGCCGCGCCGATCGCCAGGCCGGCGCCGACGACACCGACAGAGGCCGCGTTGAATCCAGCCGCCGATTTCGATAGGTTGTTGAGCCCGAGCTCCGCGACGTCCGCCACGTCGTCGAGTGTGCGCAGTGCCTGCGTGGGAAGGCCGAAGGCATCAGCCGAGCGCGCCAGCGTTGTCGATACGCGCCCGACGCTGTCGGCGAGCTTGCCCGCCCGCGCCGCGGTCGTGGTGGAGGCATCGCCGAAGGACTTCATCCCGCGGCCGACCGGCTCGAGGCTCCGGCTCAGGCTGTCAGCCGAGTTCGCGGCATCCTTGAAGCCCTTCTGGAAAGAAGTCGAGCCAGCTTCAAGCTCGACGCGTAGGCGTCTCAGCGTTTCAGCCACTGCTAGATCACCGGCCGCTCATGTCGCTCGACCTTCAGGCCCATCTCTGCGGCCCAGTCGAGGATGAGGGCGCGCTGCGTCTCGGGATCTTGGGGCTCGGTACGCTCTGTCTTCTTGAGCGCGTTCTGGAGCGACTGGATTGCCGAGCGGAATTGGCGGGTGGGAAGTCTATGCAGCTTGGCAGTCAGCGAGGCTCCCATGACGATGAGGCGCGCCTGTTGCTCCATCCGCCATTGGCTGCCCCTCATCAGGATCGCCACCTCCCGCAGCGTGGAGCGGTAGAACTCGTCGGGCGAGATGCCGGCGCGCGCCGCGTCTACGAGGGCAGTGGCCCAGGTGAAGCGGCGGCGCCTTTTCCCTTGATGCCTCCGGGCGGGGGCTCGACCTTCTCGGGAAGCGCCCAGATGAGCGCCTCGTCGATCAGGCGCCGGATCTTCGGAATGCCCAGCTCCGTGACGATCTCGCCCGCATCCTCGTCGGTCATCTCGGGCTGGGCATGCACGAGCGCCCACTTGACGATGGTTCGGAGCGTCGCGACTCCCCGCGGCTTCTCGATCGCCGCGAAGAACTTCTCGTCATCCTCCTTGAGCCCGAGCGCATCCTGTAGCCCAATCATCTCGTTGACGCCGAGCCGAAAGATCACCGTGCGCCTCTCGCCGCCCTCTCCCAAGTCGACCGCGATCTCGCCCTTCAGTCGATTTGCCATGGTTGCCCCTGCGTTACACGGCGGTGACGGTCGACACCTTGAAGGTGACGTCGGCGGTGACGGCCCCGTTGGGGTCGGCGTTCCGCTTCAGACCCTTCACGTAGGCACGGAAGGTCACCGTCTCCATCGCGCCCGGCAGGATGAAGCGATAGTAGCGGTTCAGCCCATCCACTTTGTCGGAGCGGAGCGAAGAATGCGAGGCGTAGACCCCGGGATTCCAGTTGACGGTGATCGCGGCCGTGCCGGCGTCGATCATACCGCGGATGAATTCCTTGATCTTGTTCGGGCTCTCGAAGTGGCTGGTCTCAATGTCGTCGCCCTGCTCGTCGGGCGAGTCGAAGGAGATGACCTCCATCACGTTCGTGAAGGGGTCGGTATCGAGCAGGCCACCGCGCTGGATCTGAGTCCCGTGGCCAAGGACCGCCTGGGTTGCGTGTTCGGCCATGTCCTGTCTCCTTCCTCAGCGGCGCGGTTAGCTCGACGAGCCCATGATGATGATCGAGTACGCCTGCGTGCCGGCCGATGGCGCGACCTGAATGATGTCGGCCGTCGAGTTGGTGACCGTGGTCCCGGCCGCGCTCGGGTCGGTATAGACGAAACAGGCGCCGGGCTTCAGTGTGGTCGTGGTCGTGGCCACGCTCAGGAACAATACGGAGGCGGCGTCCCCGCCGAGCACCACGTTCGCAGTGTTCGCCGAAGCCGCGCAGACGACGAGCACCTTGAGTTCGGCGATGGTGTACGTGGCGCCGAAGGCGGTGGTCAGGGTACCGCCCGACAAGTCGAGGTCCTCCCCGGCCGCGATCGAGCGCGTGTCGGTGAACAGCATGTCGGCCTGGTTGAGCCCGGTTCCGTTCGCGATGGCGATCGCGCTGGTGTAAGACAGGGGCGCCTGTACGTTCGTCAGGTCGAGCGCGCTGTCGAAGCCGCCGGTGACCTGGATCCGGACCGTGGCCGCCAGGGTGGTCGCCGCGTCGCCCTGGACGCCGAGGGCCAGCACGAGGGCACCAAGCATCGCCAGACTCGCCAAGATGCGCTTCGTCTTCTTCATGGTCCTCTCCTTCATTCGGCCGCCGACTTGCTTCGCTCGAAACTGATCTCGCTCGCCAGGTTCTTCAGCAGGGATTCCTCTGCCGCCGCCCGGAAGACTGGGAACTTCTTCTCGAAGACGTGCGGCAGCGACGGCCCCCGCAGCTCGAAGATCGGGAGCTGGCTCCGCAACGGCCGCGGCCCCCGCCGCCTGGCGCCAGGCTTCCGCCGGAAGACGCCGCGGTGGCCGGCCCCGACCGTGGCGATGAACGCGTCAGGGACGCGGCCGCGGCCCATCGGCAGGCGGTAGGACACGCCACGTCCCCGGCCCCGCGAGGGCTCTGGCCCCCGGGCCCCGAAGGCGATGAGCGGGATGCGCCGCCCGGCGATCTCGATGGCCGCGACGGGCCGGCTCTTCTGGGCCCGGTCTACCTTGATTTCGCGGCTGACGTACCGGCTCTGCAGGCCCGTGTCAGCGACGATGGCGCGGGTCATAGCGGTGCGGCCGCTCACGATCGCGCGATTGAGCGCGCGGGCCATCACGACATCGCCCTGCGAGCCGAGCTCCTCCAGGTCCTTCCGCAACTGCCCGAGTTCGAAGCTGAACCGCTCGATGCTCATGACGTGCCCCAGCGCGTTTCGAAGCGCGCCACGTATTCGACCGAGACCCCGACGAACTCGCTCCCGGGCTCACGACGGAGCGGGCGCACCGGGCCGCGATCGAGTCCGGTCGGCAGCGTCGCCGGCCCGCCGTCGATCACGCCGAGAGAGCGGTCCGTCGCTGCGTTTTGTTCGATCTCGATGGCCTCGCGGATGTCGGCGATCATCGCCTCGATCGCCATCAGCGGCGACTTGAGCCGGGACGAGACAGCGGCCCAGATTTCGATCGGCACGCGAGTCCTCGTCATGCCACCGCTCGCTTCCGGGGAGTCGTCGCCCACGAACACAGCGATTGCCTCGTCCGGGTCTCCTTCGCCGAAGCGGGGCGCCTCCCCCTCGAGCACGCATAGTCCCGCGTCCGTGTTGTAGCCCTTCGCCTTCCTGATGAAGCTCAGCCGGTTCAGGAGGTCGGTGAGGGCGGCCTGGCGCTTGCTGGTCCCCAGGCCCATCAGCCCTCCGTGTGCTGCGGCACAACCACCACCCGATGATGGTCGTGGAAGATCGCGTCCATGCCGTCAACCACCCAGGCCGTAGGCTCGCTCTGCAGATGCTCGGTCACGGCGACCACCGTCTCGCGCGGCACCAGCGGGACCTCATCGCGCCGGATCGCCATGCTGCGTCGGGCCTCGTTGCGACCGAACTCGCCTTCCGGTGTTGGCGCCGTGGTAGGGCTCAGCCAGATGATGCGCGTCGAGACGGGAGCCCCGAGCGGGATGGTCACAACCGCCGGGACTCCGTGCGTCGCGAAGTTGACCTCGCGCACCAACGACCGAAGGGAGGCGAGGTCCATAGGGCGCCGTCCCCTATCGGGCGACCCCGTCGAGGCGCACGACGCCTGTCGTCTCGCCGGCGCCGGCGCCGACAGCCACGACCGCGACGCCGCACAGCGTGTTGCCGCTCGCCGACGTCGTGAACTCGCGCGGCGACACGTCGAGGTAGATCTTGGCACCCTCGGTCCAGGCCTGGGAGCCGGTCTTCGTGTACGACACGACGCCGCGCACGAGCCCGCTGAACGAGGCACCCTCGGCGGCCGTCACGAGCGCCACAACGACAAGGCTCCCGATCAGGTACGGAGCGCCACTGACAACGCCGCCGCTCGGCACCGTGAAGGTGACGACCTCGCCCTCTTGAGTGAAGTTCTTCATGGTCTTCCTCTCAGCCCTTTATCGGGCGGCACCGTCAAGACGAACGCGACCGAGGCCGACGCCGGACGCGGTTGCGAAGCTCCCCGTCCCGGGCGTGACGGTCACGGTGTCGGTGACCGCTGCGGCAGCCACGCCAGCCAACGCCGCGATCGCGGCGGCGAGATTCGTCGCCGTGACCTCGTCGCTCGTCTCCGCCGTGAAGCCCGTCCCCTCGGTGAGCACGTTCGCGACGCCGTTGATCGTCACCGTGACCGTGGCGTTGTCGCTGGCGAGCTGGGCGTAGTCGAGCACCTGAAGCGTCAGGCCGGAGATCAGGAGATCCGCGGCCAGGGCGCTCGTGGCCAGACCCACGTCGATCGTGATGATGGGTGAGATGGCGACCCCGACGAGTGGATTTGCGCCCGTATCGTCATCGAGCGTGAACTTCTTCGCCGTGTCGTCCCAGTAGATCTTCAGGCCCTCGGTCCAGACCTCGTCCGCGACCTTGGGCACGTCGACAACGCCGATGGCGAGCGCCGGGAATGGCAGCGTCTGAGCGACGGTCTTCGTGGCAATGACGAGGAGCGTCCCGATGAGATAGGCCGACCCGCTGACCACGCCCCCGCTGGGCGCGGTCAGCGTCAGAACGCCGCCGCCCTGCTTGTAGGTCTTCATCGAATCTCCTTCCGAGAGATTGAGGTGTTCGCTAGGCGCCCGCGTTCTTGTAGACCGCGTGCCAGTCGGCGGCCTTGAAGGCCACGTCGATCCGGCAGCGGAACTTCATGCCGTCGATGTCGAAGCCCTCCTCCTGCCGGAGGTCGGGGCCACTCTGGCCGTCCAGGGTGGCGTAGTAGAGAACCGGCGCCTGATCCGCCCCGCATGCCATGTACCAGGCGGTGGCGCTGGCCGCGTCGAGTCGCGGCTCCACGATCACGACGAGCGGCGTGCGCCCGCTCGGGCCGAACGGGTTCACGTTGCTCGAGGCAGCCGGCGTGATCTGCGTGACGTACTGGTCCGCG